CACAAACACACCCGAGCCCCCCACAACCCTACGCAACTCAACCTAGCTGAAATCCGGCTAAGATTTGCAATGGCATTGATCAGGCAGGCTTGCGACCGATTCACCGACACCACCATCAAGGCTGTTATGCAACAGACGGCCTATGAGGTCTTTAAGACTGACATGGCGCACGCCAGGGTCAACAACCCATTTGGGATTGCCCCAGCTGCGGCGGACGCCCTAGAGAAATTAGGAATAGCTACGGACCCTTTCGCCACGCGCTTACACACACATGCTGAGTGCAAGGCCATAGAAAACCGTATGCTAGAAGTGGTTGGACATGCACTACCCAAAGAACCGGTCACCTTTTACTTTCTTAAGAGGGTAAAGCTACAGTATCTAAGACGTGACCCACGCATCAAAGACATCTTTAACAATCACTTGATAGAGCCACGGGATGTTGCAAGATACGATCCGGACACCTTGAGGAGTCACATCACCGCGCCCACCACACCAACAGTGTACATATCAGACGCCCTACACTTCTTACCATTCCACTTTCTCGCGTCTATGTTCAGGCACAACCCAATTGTGCACACGGTCCATGCCACCATGGTCCTACCGCCCGAGGCCCTCTATAAGCACCCCTCACAGAACCCAGACCTTTACTCTATCAACTACGACTTCGAGGGGTTTCAATACATACCGGGCTCACATGGGGGCGGCGCCTATCACCATGAGTTCGAAACTCTCAAGTGGTTACGTGTTGGCAAAATAATATACTTCGATGAGTACCATAAGCGCCGACACTACATTACGGTCCAAATGACTGAAAGCCTAGGAGCCAACCACTTGTTTACATTTACTCGGGGTGATATGCTCACACCAAGAGTGAGAACTTTCCGGCAGGGGGAGTTCGTCACACTGCCCCAACTTTTCCACCCAAAGCAGCTCAACTCTACACGCCCCATCCCATCCACCTTTGCCATGCAGCTGCTTCTCTACGTCAAAAGCGTTAAGGAGGTGACACATAGAGATGTCTTTGCAAAGATACGACAGCTCATCCCAACGCAAGACTTGCACCGATGGTCCCCAGACGAGTTGGTCCACATAGCCAATTTCTTCTTCTTCGCCTCCAAGCGAGACGCTCTCAACAGCTACGACCAAGTTGTCGACTCCTCACTTTTCACACGCTGCTTCCGGGAGTTTAAAAGCCAAGTGCGCACCCTGTGGGAAAACCTCTGCGGCAAAAGTGACTTCCGCAAGCTTATGGAGATGCTTGATTGGAAGCCATTTACATACTCCCTCGAGGTCACGGAGGAGATTGTCGACACTCCATGGTTCTCGAGACCCACGCCTTTCCATTCCATGGACACTGACCCATGGCAGCTACCGGAAGATGAACCTGAAGAAGACCCCGAAGAGGAGGACCCCAACAACCACAGTTCTGCCCCAACCCCTGCCCCATTATCACATACGTCAGACGAGGCAGCTGACCTCCCATGGGGCCCATGTCTCAATTTGTTGCATCAATGTGGGTTCAAAGGTACCCACAAGCAGTACGACCCCGAAGGCAGCCTAATTTACCCCATCATGGACTTACAAGCTCTGGACGTTGCAAGGCTGCCATCACAATTCGCCACCCTCCAGAAGAAACTCGAGGACATTAGACGTCAGCCCACAATGCACACTTACTGTCATAAAAGGGCGGGAGCCTACGCGTCTGATGTCAAGAACAATAGGGTAGGCCTTGCCACTCGAAACCAGACTCTCGAGTGGAAGCAAGTTTTCTCTGCACGGTGCGAAAGCGGCCCCCGCAAGCTGCCAACTGTTGTCATTCACGGTGCTGGCGGTTCCGGCAAAAGTCAGTTTCTCCAGGTGTTCCTGCGCGACCAGGAGAGGAACTATGATAAAATATCCATCGTCACACCTACCGTTGAGCTCAGAGCTGACTGGATGCGGAAGGTCCCCAACATCAACATTCGCTGCTTCCGCACGCACGAGAAGGCCATTCTCCAACCAGCCTCCCCATTGGTGATCATTGACGACTACACCAAAATCCCAACGGGACTCATTGAGGCCTACATCATAAGTCATCCGGAGATAGAGGCCGTCGTACTCACGGGAGATCCGCAGCAGAGTCATTACCACGAAACTTGCGATCAGGCCATGATTGCCTCCTTGGAGCCAGCCTCTACAGTCTTCGAGAAGTCTTGCCGGTACTACATCAACGCTACACACCGCAACCGACAAGATCTGGCCAACAAACTCGGTGTGTATTCTGAGATAGAAGGGGAAACCAAAATCACCCTAAGCGGCCTCACAGTGCAAGGCTGGCCGCTCCTGTCGCCCTCTCAAGCCAAGAAAGAGTGTCTTCGAGAACTTGGGAACGTGGCCTATTCCTATGCAGGCTGCCAAGGCCTCACCACGCCATGTGTGCAGATTCTCTTGGACAACAACACGGCCCTTTGCTCAAAGCAAGTCATGTACACAGCGCTCTCCAGGGCCAGGGATGCCATCCACTTTATCAACACAGGGCCCACATCGGCAGACTTCTGGAACAAAGTCTCCTGCACCCCCTATCTCAGCACCTTCCTGGACTTGACTCGTAAGCAGCCCCCAGCGGAGGCCGTCCTAGCGGAGCCGGAAGTGATTGAACCTGCCGCCCCAACTACCCACTTCCCCGTAGAGAATAAGAACTCCCTTCTGGAACCCCTTGTGTCCCAGCTGAATGACAAATTTGACAGGGAACTCTACGACAAGAAACATGGCCACACGAACACCATTCAGACCGAGGACACCGTGGTGCAACTCTTTCAACATCAACAGGCTAAAGATGAGGCCCTCCTGTTCAAGACCATAGAAGCACGCATAGCAATTGCCACGCCTGAGGACAATGAGAAAGAGTTTATAATGAAGCAGGACATTGGGGACATCCTGTTCCTCAACTATCAGCGTGCCATGGGGCTCCCCGCCGACCCAATACCCTTCTCCCAGGAATTGTGGGACTCCTGTCGTGACGAGGTACAGCAGAGGTACCTCTCTAAGCCGATCGCAGCCCTTATCAACGGCATGCCCAGACAATCCCCGGATTTCCCGAAAGACAAGATAGCATTGTTTCTGAAGTCTCAGTGGGTGACCAAAACGGAGAAGATTGGAGCCCTCAAAGTCAAGCCGGGACAAACCATAGCCTCATTTATGCAACAAACAGTGATGATATACGGGACTATGGCCCGCTATATGCGCCGGATACGGGCCTCCTTCCAGCCCGAGAACATCTTCATCACGTGCGAGAACACCCCAGAGGACCTTAATGAGTGGGTTAAGGAGCGTTGGAATTTTGGCAGGCCTGGGCATTCAAACGACTTCACTGCCTTTGACCAATCACAAGATGGGGCCATGCTACAGTTCGAAGTCACCAAAGCCAAGTTCCATAATATCCCCGAGGACATCATCGAGGGATATATTCAACTCAAAACAAATGCGCACATATTTCTGGGAACTGTGGCCATTATGCGACTCAGTGGGGAGGGCCCCACATTCGATGCAAACACGGAGTGCGCCATCGCATACCACCACACCAAGTACCACGTCTCCCCGAATACATCCCAGCTATATGCGGGAGACGACATGGCCCAAGATGACAGGCCCATTCCCAAAGATTCTTTCCGGCTGATTGAACACCGCCTCACACTCACGTCCAAAGAAGTGTGTCACACCCAGAAGCCGGGAGATTTCGCCACTTTCTGTGGGTGGACCCTCACACCAAAAGGTATCATCAAGGACCCCAAGAAACTGTACGCTGGCCTTTGTCTGGCCAAAGGCACCGATCGGGTACCAGCCGTGCGAGTGGCTTATGCTCATGACCTGCGCCACGCATACAAACTTGGGGATGAACTGCATGAGGTCCTCACAGAAGAGCAGGCTAGCTTCCACCAGGCTACAGTCCGTGATCTGCATCTCATGGGCTGTAATGAAATAATACAAAACCTCTAGAACAGGGGTTAGGTTACCTCAGGCTTTGATGGAATTCTACCTAGGTGACCTACACAAGCTGTACGAAAGAACTCCATTACCAATCCAAGAGCCCATTGTCATCCACACCGTTGCAGGTGCCGGCAAAACTACACTCGTCCGCTCTTGGATCCGCCGAGCCCCACAACTGAAAGCCGTCACCGGCGGCCAGCCGGACCCACCAAATCTTGAGGGAGTGGGCATACTCAGACCTCAGGGCCGTGCAGACATAGTAGACGAGTACCCCGCAGTCGCAGACATCACGGGTGCTAAAATCCTACTCGCTGACCCACTCCAGCACCGTGGCACCACGTTCCCCGCCCATTTCATAGGCCGACGCACTCACAGATTCGGCAAGTCCACTTGCGAGCTCCTCAAGTCATGGAACATTAACTGCTCCGCTGACAAGGAGGACAAGGTTTTGAGGTCGGGCCTTTACGAATCGGAGCTCGTTGGGACCGTCATCGCAGTTGACGACGACGCTGCCGAACTTTTGGAAGCACACTCCGCACAGTTTATCACTCCCTGCCAGGCCCTAGGCTTGACTTGTGAGGTCGTGACAGCAGTTTCCACTGTACCCCTTGAAGAAGCAGACCCCGTCAACCGCTACATTGCTTGCAGCCGACACTCACAACAACTTCTCATCCTCGAGGGATGAGGCTGCAAGCCCCTCCGGACTTTACGAAACCCCTTGTTGCTGTCGCCATAGGATTGTCTATCGCCGTCACCATTCACTTTATTACCAGGTCTAACTTACCCCACGTGGGTGACAATCTCCACCACCTTCCCCACGGCGGCCGCTACTCTGACGGGACCAAGCGTATCATCTACAACAGTCCTGGCGGCCCTTCAGCCTACCACAGCTTCTGGCCCTTCCTCACAGTCATCCTCATTACTGGAGCTCTCCTGCTGCGCGGTACTAGGCCTCGCCACCCTTGTGCTTGTCCTCTCTGCTCTGCAACCCAGTGAACCGTGCTCCATTGAGATTACTGGCCACAATATCATAGTCAGAGCCTGTGACCATAGCCCGGCAGCTCATGCCTTACTACAGGGGTTAAGTTCCCATTTCTTTCGAAATCATGTCGGAAGACTTGAAGAAAAGCGAGGACAGCCAAGTTATTGATGACGAGCTTGGCCCGCCCAGCAAGGAATTCATGAAAGACTTCAAGTACGAGGCCACCTCTGACGCCGTGGCCTCACGTGACCAAGTCAAGGCGGTCAAGGTCAAATGGGTGGCTCTGGGCCTACCCGAGAATAACTTCTTTGCTGCCGCCCTACAGCTGGCACTCGCGTGTTCAGACTCCCATGCTTCCTCTCTGACTGCACTCCATGGGCCAGTCGCTGCACACACCGCCTTGGCCCTGAGAGATCTGGCTTCCGCCCTCAAAGCACACTGCACACTCCGCCAGTTCTGCCGGTTCTATGCAAAGTTCGTCTGGAACTACCGCATAAAGAACGACGCCCCACCGGGCGCATGGGCGGCCATGGGCTTCACTCACGACACGCGTTTCGCCGCCTTCGACTTCTTCGACGGCGTCACCAACCCCGCGGCCCTCCAACCCCCAGAAGGCCTGGTACGACCCCCGACAGAGCGAGAACTGGCAGCCCACCACACAGGGAAATTTGTAGCCACCACACGCGCCACTCATTCAGGACATCTCAGTCTTGCCGCAGAAGTCACTCGCGGCAGACTCCCACCTGCGGACGTACAGGCCCGTCTTCTCGGGCCATGATAGGCCCCCGCGCGAGAAGGAAAACTCGTCCAGATTCCAGTCTGGTTCAAACCCCCCCGAGCACATCGAAACCTAACAAGATGCGGGTGTTGCCCCCAG